TGAAAATAATACTCAAAATACTGAACAAAATATTGATGAAACATATGATAAAAAGATTAATGAAAATAATACTCAAAATACTGAACAAAATATTGATGAAACATATGATAAAAAGATTAATGAAAAACACAATGATAAATTAAGTAAAGAAGAATATGATGAAATTATAAATAAAAATTCAAATATTACGAAATATAAATCAAAAAATAAAAAAAATTTAGTATTATGTGGTGGAGGTATAAAAGGAATATGTCATATAGGTGGTTTACGGGCATTAGAGGAATTAGGAGTATTAAAAAATATTGAAACAATTGCCGGAACATCAATTGGAGCTTTTATTGGAAGTTTAATTATTCTTGGATGGAAATCAAATGAAATATATAATTTTTTATTAAAGTTTAAATTTGATAAAATGATAAAAATAAATTTATTTAATTTAACATCAAAATTAGGTTTAGATGATGGAGCAAATATAGAATATGTTATAAAACGTATGATAAAATTTAAAAAATATAATGAAAATATAACATTAGAAGAATTATATAAATTAACAAAAATAAAACTTATTATAACTGGTTCAAATCTTAATAAATGTGAAGCTGAATATTTTAGTTATGAAAATAATCCTAAAATGCCATTATATTTAGCAATTCGTATTAGTATGTCTGTCCCATACTATTTACAACCAATTAAATATAATAATATTACTTATGTTGATGGTGGTTGTTTAGATAATTTTCCTATTGATTTATTTGAAAATAATTTAGAAGAAACAATTGGTATATTATTTTTAGATAATATTGATTATCATGATAATATAGATAATTTAGAAATTTTAAGTAAAAGATTATGGCAAACTTATATGGTTTATTCTGTAAATAATCAACTTAATAATTATAACAAACATTCAACAGTTGTAATTACACCAAAAATTACAACATTAAAATTTTCTCTTGATGCTAAAAGTAAAAAAGAATTATTTTTAGATGGTTATCAAAAAACTTTAGATTTTTTTAAAAATGTTTAAAATTATTTATTTTTAGTTAAAAATAAATAATTATTTTTTTAATTTATTTAATTATTTAATCAAATGTTTCACGAGATGTATCAAGAATTTCATGAAGTGGTTCTTGTGTAGTATCAAGAGCTTCTTGTGTGGTATCGAGAGTTTCTTGTGGAGTATCAATAGTTTCTTGTGGAGTATCAATAGTTTCTTGTGGAGTATCAAGAGTTTCTTGTGGAGTATTGAGAGTTCGATCAAGTTCTTGATCAAGTGTATCTTGCGTATCTTGTGTTTGTTCATCAATATATGTTTCATGAAGTGTTTGTTCATATTCTTTATTATCGTGCATAGAATTTAAAAGTTCATGTTTGTTATGTTCGATGTCGTCATCGGTAAGTAAATTTCGAATACCATCAACATAAGTAGAATCAGGAGGTTTATAATCATCAATTTTATAGTTATTAAATTGTTCAGTTTCAAGTTCTCTTTCTTTTAGTCGTTCTTCTAATAATTTATTATAATCATCATCAATAACATTATGATTACCAAAATCATTAGAATTATTAACAGTATAATGATCATAAGCATTATTAATAGATGTAAATATGTTTTGATTACCGAAAGCATTATTTTGTTGATTTTCATCAACAAAACCGAAATTAGTATTTTCGAAAGTACCAATAGAATTATATTGAGTTAAATCCTTTTTAGTAGTATTTTGTTTGTTAAAAAGTTTATTAAATTTTTGTGGGTCAAATTTATCAGGGAATAAATTAGTATGAATATTTTCAATATCATCATCTTCTCTTTCTTGATATAAATCATCAATATTAGTTTTAAATTCATTTTCTTTAATTGGATCTTCAATTTTAATTTGTTTAAAATCATTTTCAAAATCTAATCTTGCTTGATCGAATGTTTTTAAATTTTTAATATCTTCATATTCTTTTTCATATTTTTGTTTAAGATTAACATGATTAATTTTTGAATTTTGATTTTTTTTATATTCTTGATCATAGAGTTTGCGTTTTGAATCAGAACCTATTTTTTCATAAGCTTCATTTATTAATTCAAATAATTCTGCGTTTCCATTTGGTCTATCTGGATGATATTTTAATACTAATTTTTTATAAGCTTTTTTAATATCATCTTTTGAACACGAACTATCTAAATCAAGAACATCATACCAATTTATTGTATTAGTGGTATTCATTAATATAAATTATAATTAAAAAAATAAAAAAATATAAACGAATTAAAATGTATTTATAAAATATAAAATGGAAGAAAGATATATAGCTGTTTTTATAATACATGCGATAGGTGATACAATTGGTTATAATAATAGATTATATGAATTTAATTTTAATAAACCTGTACGAAATTTAAATGATGTTCATGAATTATTTTATGATTTTTTACATCAAGGTGGAATTAATCATTTTTCTTTAAAAGATCGAAATGTTTCGGACGATACATTAATGCATATAGCTGTTGGAAAAAGTTTAAAACAAGATCAAAATCAAAAGACACTTTATAAAAAAATGGCAGAAAATTTTATTAAAACATATAATAAATATTTTGAAAATGAAGATTTACGAAGTCCTGGTATAACAATAATGAAAAATATTAAAAAAATAAAAGATGGTAGAGATTATGATAAAACTCCATATTTATTTAGTGATGGTGGAAGTGGTGCATCAATGCGTAATGCATGTTTAGGATTAATATATGATGATATAGATCAATTATTAGAAATAAGTATTTTTTCAAGTAAAATTACTCATAATTCAGCTACTGGATATTTAGGAGGTTTTGTATCGGCATATTTTACATATTTGGCGATAAATGACATTCATATAAATGAATGGGGATTTAAATTATTAGAAATATTAGAAAGTGATCGAATATTAAATTTATTTAAAAAAAAAGGAACACAGGAAGATATTGAAAATTATAAAAAAGATTCAATATATTTTATATCAAAATGGAAGTTATATATGAATGATAAATTCAAAGATAAAAAACCAGTTCAACGAAAATCATTTACCAATTTAGTTTTTAGATCAAAATATTATAATGAAAATATTACTACATCAATACATAATAATTTAAATGAAATACAATTTATAGGTTCCGCTGGAGATGATAGTACAATTATATCATATGACTGTTTATTAGATTCGCAAGATAATTGGGAAAAATTAGTAATTTATGCTATGTTACATGTTGGAGATACAGATACAACGGGTTGTATAGCAGGAGCATGGTATGGAGCTTATTATGGTTTTAAAAATATACCCAAACATTATAGAAAGGAAGTTGAATTTAAAACAGAATTAGAAACATTGGGAAAGGATTTATATAAAATTAAATTTAAAAAATAATTTTTTTAATTAAAAAAATTATTTTTAATTACATTTTAGACATTACCCATTTTTGTAATTCTTCATTTGTTCGTTCATTTTCATATTTTTCAGTTTCTCCATTTTTATGTTTAAAAATAATTGTTGGATAACCTTTTAAATCCACAGTTTTACAAATATTTTCATTTTCGCCTTCACATAATATATCATCGATATGAATATCAGGACGATTAGTTTTAATAAATTCTTTAAATTTATTCCATTCTGGGATTATTTTTTGAGACCATCCACACCACGACGCATAATATAAAATAATTTGATTTTTATTAGTTGGATCTGTGACTTCTAATCCTTCTTTAATTTGTTCTTTATTAACAATTTCTTGAATATTTGCGTTTAATACTGCTTTACTTGAATTAAAATAAAAGATATAAATTAAAATAATAATACAAATAACAATAACAGCTATATTTAAACGATCATTCATAAGAAAATTAATTTGATTGATCATTAATTTATAATATAATAAAAGAAAAAAATATATAGAAAATATTAATAAAATAAATTTTAATATAAAATAAACAAAAATATTTTTTTCTTTATAGTATAATATATTAAGAGAAATGTCAAGAATATCGTCTGACGAATTAATTACAAAACTTTTTGGAGGAGATAAACGAGGAGTTCAAGTTTTTGAATCTGTTTTTTATTCCGGAAATGTTGAAAAAATCGCAAACGTTGATTTACATCTTGAAAAAAATAGAAACCAACGTTCGGGTGATCTTCATCAAACTGTTGTAGATCCTCTACTAAATCTTTTTAAAACTTTTGGAGAACATGTTGGTGATGAACGTACAATTCCTGTCGAATTTACTCAAATTCTAACAGAAAGTGTTGATGTTGATGATGAAAAATTGGTGCGATGGGTTCGTAGCAACTACGAACTAAGTCGTGAAAATGTCGCTGTTATCAAACAAACAGATGATTTTGAATTAGGTAACCAAAAACTTCCTGTAAGTAAAGTTGTTGATTACACAAAAATGACATCTCCAGTTAAAGATGCCGATCTTAGTGCAGCACGAGGAGCACTAAACCGTGGGCCACCACCTTTTGTTGCTGTACCAACTGGTTCTGGACAAGATTCTGCTCTTCGTTCCAGTCGTGCGACGATTGCTGCACGCGAAAATGCAGCTATAGAACGTAATGCTCGTGATGCTCGTGATGCACGCGAAAATGCAGCTATAGAACGTAATGCTCGTGATGCTCGTGATGCTCGTGCTGCACGCAGAGGTTATGGTTTTATGGGAGGTAAACTTCAACGATTTAGCGAAGTTGGATATCCAAATGTTCTTTTATCAATTCCTCAACTAACACTAAATGAAGAAGGTCGTGCACGAACTGTATGGGTTTCCCATAACGATGGTGTTCCACGTGCTGTTGGATTAGAAGGTTACGCAAACCTTCTAATTACTTTATGTGCCGAAGCAGCAACTGCTTTACGTAAACGTAATGTTGATAGAACTCAACTTGCACTGCGAACTGATATTGAAAGTGAGCCATTTATTTTACACCCAACTGTTATTTCACAAAAATCATTAGAACTAAATGTCAAAAAAAATATTGTAAATGAAATTCTTGCTGAACAATTCCCTTCTTCAATGGAAGAAGGTGAAGAATGTTATGATATGACAAACATTAGTAACAAATGGGTTCGTAAAAATAACCGTCTTGTGAGAGAAATGAACATTAACGGTCAAATTGTTGATGTTGGTCTTGATCAATATGCAACAACTCAAAAAGATTGTGGTATGACTGGTCTTAAACTTGGTGAAGAAGACTGTCAAAAACTTCTTGCTGATTGTTTCCTTGGAGATAAACCTGGTGATTTTGGCAACTGTGTTGAACACCTCAAAAAGACCGGTAACTTCTGGCAAACAACTCGCGAACAAGTTCGTGAAATGGACCCTCAACACGCACTAAAAATTCTATTTAAACTTGGTTTCCAACAAAGAGAAGTTTATGACGAAACTGTCAAAGAAAAACTTCTAAAAGTTCAAAGTGTTACCGAATGGAAACGTCAAACAAATATTTGTGATTTTGGAAGTTCTCAAGAACAACATTGTGAAATTCTAAACAACGAAAATCTTATGATTTATCTCGGTTACCTTGTTGAATTTATTAACTGCAACCCTGTTATTCTTAACCCTCATGTTTCACGCAGTACTGGTCTTCTTTCAACAAGTCAAATGATGGTTTCACCATTTTTAACTAAACTTGGTATTGGACCACGTATTGAAAAGAACAACAAACATAATGAAGTTGCAAAAGAAGTGCCTCGTCTTCTACATTCTCTCCGTTCTGGAACTGGGTCTTATACACTATTTGGTGAAAGACCAGTTGGAGTTACCCACCGTATGTCTATTAACCCCCATTTAGGAACACGTTTAGCAATTCTTGGAGGTCAAAAAGGAGGTTCTATTATGAGTGAACAAGATGACTTTAAAAAGACTCTTGAACATGAATCACATTCAACAACTTCAGTTGGTTCTAAACTATTAGATCAAATTGTAACAAATCTTCTACATGCTCTAAAAACTAACGGTATTATGATTGATCCCGATGATCAAGTTAAAATCAATCTTCGTATAAACCAACTTAAAAAACTCGAAGAAGAACTACTTAAAACTGCAACAGTTTATTATGGTCTAACTCGCGTTGATAATGTTTTACAATACAGAGGTCGTACACTAACTGACACTGATGTTCAACGTATCGTTGATCATCAAAAGAAAATTGATGGTAAAAAGAAAAAGAATGTAATTGATATTGCATCTATCTGTAATGGTCTCGAACAACTATGTATCGAAAATAACATTAATGTGGGACCACAACCCGCAGGACATGGTTTTGTCCAATAAATAATTAATTTAAAATAATTTATTATTTTTTTATAAAAATAATAAATTAAATAAAAACTTTTCCTAAAATACCATTTGATATTTTTATTCTATTTGACACAATAGAATAAACTCTAATTTTAGCTATATTATTTTGATTTATAACATTATCTAAACGGACTTGTAATGTTACTTCGTCAATTCTTGATAAATTAGCTGATCCACTTGGTTGATATTTTTCTGGTGTTAAACAAAATGAATAAGTATTAATACCTTCTGTATTAGATGATGTATGATTTTGATAATTTTGTATCCAATTAAAATATTCTGAATTTCTATAACTTATTCTTTCTTGACCATTAAAAATAAGTGCAGAATTAGTTATTAAATTAGTTCCAATTGGTTTTCCAATTTTATAACCATTCATTGTTTTTATAATTGTATTTCTAAAATTATTTGTATAATTATATTTATCTTTATATTGATCTTGATTTGCTACATAAAATAATTCTTTTGTTGGATGATTTAAAGCTAATCTTAAACGTTGATTACTACTTATTATTTGTTTTTCACCATTATATTCTAATGTATCAATTTGATATTCATGTTTATCATTAGAAAATTTTAATCGTTCATCAATATCTAAAAATACATATTCAACTAATAAAAATGCTTTTCTTATAAATATATTATCTAATTGTCTACTATTAAATGTATATATATGTTCTACTCCTGTTTGTGGTGTCCCTTCATATTGTGAAGTTTCTCCTATAATTTTATATTTAGATATTGAACTATCTGAAAATATATTAGCCGATGTAGATGGTGTTCCTTGAAAACTATTTTTACCAAATTTAATATAATATAATCTTTTTGTTTTAATATCAAAATTTATAAATAATCCATTTGCTATATCTCCATCTATATCTTGTTTAATATATTCATATGGTTCATAATTTACTAAACTATTTTCTAAATTTATATAATTTGTTGGTGATTTTATTATACAATCATCAAAATCTTTTAATTCTATATTAATTTTCACATCACTATGTTGTAATGCACTTATTGGTAATGCTAAACCAGTTTCTCTACAAAACCAAAATTGAAGAGGTATATATAATTTAAAACTACTTTTACCATTTGTAAATGTTGTTAATTCGTCTCGATCTCCTATCATATTTAATATTCCTCTTAATTTTTTTGGTGTTGTTGTTATTTCATTCCATATTGATAACCATTCTCCATATTGTTTATCTATTATTTGTGTTCCAATCTCTATTTCAGCAAATCTTATCATATTATAACCTAAACGTTTTGTCCACGCTATTCGTGTAAGCTCGTCAATATTAAAATTATTATCTACTATTTTTGGCAATATTGGTAATTCTACTACAAAATATATTTTTTTTATTAAATCTCCAGATTTTGATAATAAACATGTCGTTTTAGTTCCAAAATTTGGATCTTTTGTAAAATTTTGTTTTATCATCTCTGTTGAAAAATTTGTATAACGTCTATATGTAACCTTAAAATATGTAACTTGTGGATTTGATGTTAAAAATATATCTTGTTCGCCGTATGCAACTAATTGAATTAAACCACCTCCCATTTATATATTCATTAATAATTAAAAAAATTATTCATTACGCAATTTATTAATAAATTAATTTAATTAAATTAATTTATTAAATTTTTAATTTTCATTAAAAGCTAATCCTGCTAAACCACTCATTATTCTTAATATATTATATCCTAATCCATATAATCTTATTGTATATCTTATTTTATTTTCTTTCATATGTTCTAATAATTCTTTTCCTAATTGAAATTCAAAATCAACAAATTCTATCATTGATGTATTTAATGTTCCTGATGGTTGTAATTTTTCTGGTTGTAAAGAAAAACTATATACATTAATACCTTTTTGAGGTATTGAATTATGATATTTATGACTATTTACTAAATTATAAAATTTATTTTCTTTTTGTGATTCTCTATAACGTCCATTTAAAAATATTTCTACATTTATATCTAAATTTTTATCATCACCATATTTATTATATATTCGTTCTTTGTTTTTTAATGAGCCATTAACATTACGTTTATTTTCATATATCCAAATAAATTCTTTAATAGAATTTTGAAAATATATTCTTTTTGTATATTTTCTTTCTTGATCAACATCATCAAAACCTATACTAAAACTTTTTGTTATTTGTACTGTTTCTATTAATTGTTCTTGTTTTTTTTTTGCTATTTGTTTTCGTTCAACCGAATCTAATGTTATATATTGTGTTAATAATTTACCTTGTAATTTTGGAATAAATTTAAATTCTGTAAAATCATCATAATAACATAATTCTTCAAATTCACGTATCTTTACATTTATTTGAACATTACAATGATTTAACGCTATTAATGGTAAAGATAATTCATAAAATTTAGAAAACCAAAATTGTAATTGTGTATATAATGTATATGAATTTTTCTTATTTTGATTAAAATTTATTAAATATTCTTTATTTCCTATCATATTATTTATACCACGTGTTTTTTTAGGATTACGTGTTAATTGTGATAATAAATATAACCATTCACCTGTTTGTGTATCTATTATTTGATCATCAATTGATAAATTAATATAATCTATCATATAAAAACCAATATTCTTAATCCATGCAAAATGGGGAGTTTCATTATTTAATGCTCTAATTATTAAATTCATCAATAAACTTTTTTGTGATAAAAAATATTCACTAAAATTATTATTTAAATTATATTCATTTATAATAAATTTTGTTTTGATCGTATTATAAAATAATGTAAAATAAGTTTCAAAATTTTTATTATAATAATTTTTTGTAATTGTATCTAATGTTTCATATTTTGATAATATATATAATAAACTTGTATCAATATTATTTATTTGTAATTTTAAATAAACTATATTCCATTTTATACTAAAAAACTGTTCATTTATTCTAATATAAAATGATCGTGCTTGTTCTCCTAATAATGCATCTCCCAATGTTTCCGCATCTTCATAATTTATAACATTATCGAGTGGATTCGTTTTACTTATTTCAAAAAATAAATTAATTTCTTTATAAAATAATAATAACTCATCTAATGAAATTCCATTTTTTATTAAATTATTATATTCTTGAAGTTGATTATTAATATCTAATTTATATATTTGATTATTTTTAATTAATGCTTCTTTAATTCCATATGAAATTAATATGTTATTAAAATCTAATCTATAATTATTTTTAATAAAATATTCAATAGTTTCTTTTTGATCATTTGTTAAATTATTATTAAAAACAAATACTGTATCATTTGTTATATTTTTTAATTTATTTTCTATTATTCGTTTATCTTCAATTAATCGATAATTAATTTGTTCATATATATATATATTAGATATTAGATTAACATTTAATAATTGTTGTATATCGGAATCATTTATAATTGTATCAATTATATATTTATAAATATTACTTTCTAATTTGAAATTATTATATTCACGTTCAATACTATTATTATTTAACCATAAATTTTCACTTGTTAATGATTTAATTATGGTTAATAAGTCTTCTTCTTTAATTTTTTGTTCTGAACTAAAACTATTAAAAGTTATATATAAATCATATAAATTTTTTTCATTTAATATATCAAATGGATTTTGATTATCGTATAATTTATTAAATATATTTATTATTGAATTTTGATCTGTTAAAAGTGTATCGATCGCACATTTTGATAATCCTTTTAATTGTGTCGAGGATCTTATATTACTTGATGTTGTAATGGGTTGTATAACAAGTTGTGGAATATTATTAATAATTTTAGGAACTAATAAATATGAAAATACTTCATTAAAAAAAGTTAATGATAAATTTGATCTTGATGATAAAAAATTTTCATATTGAGCAATTATTAAATCATAAGAATTATAAAAAAAATTTCTTTTTTCTAATGAAAAATCTAATAAATCAATTAATAAATCTCTTTCTGCTTTTATACTATCTGATAATGTTTGATTTATATCAATAAAAAATGACCATGGATAATTACTTGAATAATAATAATAAGTATTTAAAAATGTTGTTAATGATAAATTTATATTTGTTATATATTGTGTTGGTTCATTATTAAAATTAGCTACACGATAATTACTAATTTGATTATTATTATAAATATAATTATATTCACGTAAAGCAAAATAATCATATTGATTATTTTTTAATATACTTGATAATTGAGTTGTTTGAATTTCATCTATAAAATCTTCTAAATTTGTTCCATTAGTTACATTTGTTGAAATATTATTTAATATTTGATTACAATAATTATTATAATTTTCTCTTTGATTCAAATATATTAATCGTGCGATCGATGATTGTAAATCACCGAATAAAGGAGAACTAAAATTAAAAATATTTTGATCTTTATTTTGATTTTGATTTTGATTATATAATGTAAATCCATTTTGAACATATTCATCATATGATATTAAATCATCTGTAAAAAACATATCAATAATATTTTTCATATTGCTAATTTCATCTTCACTAAATAAACCTGTATTATTTATTGTAGTATTTAATAATTTATAATAAGATGCTTGTAATAATTCATAAGCATTATAAGATCTATTTGAATCTGAAACTAAATCATTTAATAATTGATTATTAATAAAATCTCCTTTTGGATTTAAAATAAATAGAAATTGAAATTGTTCTTTAATTTCTTGTCTTGAATTAATTACACTATCAATAATATTATTTGTAGGTAAAACACGATCTAATAAAGAAGTATTAAAATTATTAAATCCATATAATTTTGTTTTTAATATATCAATTTCATTTTCGATTGTTAAATTATTTTTATTTAATATTTCTTCAATATAAAATAATAATGCTTTTCCAATATCATCTATTGTAATATTTATAATACCATTTAATATTACCGTATTATCTAATTTATTAAATTTTTCAACAATATTATCAATATTTTGATTTGATTGGGTATAATTAAATAGTATTGTATTAATATCATAACCAATCCATAAATTTGGATCATTAAAATATGGTTTAAAAATATTAGAATTTAAAAAGTTTTCATTTTTAATACCTAATTCTTGTGATGCTATTTTTGTATAATCTAATTTAAAATTAAATGAATGAATATTATCGCATTGAATTGTTCCATCATTATAATTTTGATATGGTGTTTCTGAATAATTTAAAAATTTTATATGTTCAGTATCTTCAATTGAAGAAGGTAAAAGAGGATCAAAATAAGAAAATGTACTGGTTGTAAAATTATTTGAATATGTTATTTGATATTTATCTTCTTTAACAAAATTTATAAATATATCAGCCGAAAGTCTAAATGATTCATATATAGAACAATTAATAAGATTAATAATAAAATTTTTAATTTCAATAAGTTCCGCTTTTGTTGAAATTGTTTGAGGATTATTATTAATATATAATTGATAAAATTTATATGAATCTAATTTTTTATAATTTTCTAATGTATCAAATTTATAAAAATTATTAAAAAAAATTTGATAAAATGTCGATACATCAACTGTTTCTTCTATATCTGTTTGTATAGAATCAAATAAAGTCATAACTTGTATTGCTTCATCAAAAGTAGTTGATAAAGTTGATAATAAAGGAAATGTAGAAAAATTACTTTCTGCACCTGCTCTTAAAATAGCACTTCGTTGATAATCACTAAAAATACTAAATCTAATTTCTTCTTCATTAGTTAATATTTCGTCATTATTATTAAATGAATATGTATTTTGATGTGCGATAATAAAATTAAATAAAAATTTATATTCACTATTTTCTAATAAAACATTAGAAACATTTATAAAATAATCTGTTATTGAATTTTTATCACGATCAATATTAGCCAAACTATTGATTTTATTATTTACTTCTTCATAATCTGAATTTATATTTTCAATCGTATCATTTATTAATTGATTTATTTGTAAAAATTGTATATTAGTTAATAATGAATCTTGATTTTCATTTTGATTTTGTTTCCATCTAATATTATATTTATTTAATAATTTAATTACATTATTTATTGTTAATTTTTTATAATTAATATTTATTTCTGGTAATTGAGTTACTAAATTTAATTTATGAATCATATCACCATGTGTTTCTATTTTACATTGTGATAATTTGCCAAAATTTAAATTTCCACCTTTAAATTTTAATTCTTGGTCTTCTATTGTAAAATTTGTATGTCTTCTATATACTGTTTTGAAAAATGTTATATCTGGAGTTCCAATAAGATATAAATCAACCCTATTTCTTGCAACTAATTGTAAAAAACCTCCTTTCATTATTAAAATATTATAAAATTATTCTATAAATATATTATATAATTTTAATTAATTATTTAAAAACATTTATTAATTGATCAATTAATAAATGTTTTATTTAAATTTTTAAACAACTGCTGTATAAGCTGTTTGAGCAAAACCTGATAATATACGTAATATATTATAATTTTTTGCATATATTCTTACATGTAAATCTTCATTAGAAGTTTCTTCTGGAAATAAATTATCATTAAAATTAACAATTAAATGTGCGGACGATAATCTTGAAAAATTAGCTGTTCCACTTGGTTGATATTCTTCTGGATGTAAAGCAAATGAATACACATTAATTCCATCTGATGGAGTATTTCTATAAAAACTGTGTGGTTGAACATAATTAAAATATTTTGAATCTTGTTTTCTGACTCTATCGTATCCGTGAAATAATATAGTTGAATCTTTAATTAAAAAATTAGATCCTTCAATAATTTCATTTTGATCATTAATAGAATAATTATTAAATTGAGTTTTTTGATAACCTGTATCATTTGATAAAAATTTAGTTTTTTGTGCAACCCATATTAATTCTTTACAAGGATGTTCAAAATCTAATAAAAATTGCATTTCTTGATTATTTATATTTTTATATTCTTCTAATTGTAATTCTTCTATCAAATATTCATGACTTGATTGTGCAAACCGTCTTCTTTCATTTGTATCTAAATATACAAAATCTGCTAATAATGATATATTCAAATCAATATTTAAAACATCATTAACTTCATTTAAATTTATTGTATCAAATGAATTTGGTATTTGAATAAATTTTTCATTTTCAATATATGATACTTCGTGTAATTCTCTTATTTTTACTTTTAAAGCTACATTATGGTATTCTAATGCTACTAATGGTAAAGCTACACCATTAGTTTTACAAAACCAAAATTGTAAAGGTATATATAAATTATATTTGGGTTTTTGTTTCCGATCAAATGATGTTAATTCACTAACATTACCGATCATTTTATTATAATTTGTTTCATTATATTTATTACCGGATAATTCCCACCATATATTTAACCAATCACCATAATGTCTTTCTATTGTATTACCTCCAATTTCTATTTCGATACGTTCAATTAAAGTTGTTCCAAGTTTATCAACCCATGCGAATTTTATATTTGGATCACTTTCATCTTGATGTTTTTCTTTTGCTAATTTTAGTTTTTCAAAATATAATTTATGAATTCTTTGAGATTCTTTTACAGCTTTTTCTAATATAACATCCGTTAAATCTTTATCAGTTGATGATGATATAGAATTTATAAATAGTTGAGCTTCCATATCAACTTTATTAAAATCAGTAGTTGATAATAAACTTCGTGTATCATTAATAATAGCAATATTTTCAGCAGTTTGATGATTTGTTTGAATGGTTTGTATAATTCTTTCAGAATTAGTAATATTTTCAGCATTTATAAAAATTAAAGAATCCGTATATGATTTTAAATTTATTCTCATATAATTTTCTATTAAATTTAATTCACTTTGAGCTTGTTCTTGTTCATTTAAAAAATCATTAGTAGCATCATTGCGTTTTAAATCAATAAGTGGTAATTCAATTTTAAGATGTAATTTATATAATAAATCTCCAATTTTTGGAATAATTAATGTTGATGTTTTACCAAAACCATTATCATCATCAAAATTTAATTCGATATTATCAATTGAAAAATTTGTGTGTCTTCTATATATTGCTTTAAAAAATGTTATTTCAGGATTACCTGTTAAAAATATATCTTGAGTTCCATAAGATATGATTTGTAATAAACCACCTCCCATAATTAATTTAATAACATATAATTATTTTAAATAATTAAACAAATTAATTAAATTAAAAACAAATATATATATATAATATAAATGAACAACATAACAAAAGTTAATTATAATAATAAAGAATATGCTGTTTTAAATGTACGTTATAAAAAAACTAATTTACCTGTTGTATTAGATATTGAAGATTATGATAATATACAAAATTTAAATAAAAGATGGAAATATCATAATTCAGGTTTAATATGCTGTTCACATACTTATGAAAATAAATCAAAAGATATTTTTATTCATAATATTTTAATGATATTAAAATCACACGATCTTAAAGAACCAGCTCAAGAAACATCTATTATACATTTAAATAGAATTGGTTTAGATAATCGTCGTGATAATTTATTTTATGATACAAATAATAAAACTATTAATAAAAATATTAAAAAGAAAAAAAGAACAATTAATTTATTAGATAAAAATATTGATTCAAGTAAATTACCCACTTATGTTTGGTATTTAAAAGAAAATGGAACACATGGAGAAAGGTTTTCTGTTAATATAGGTGATATAAAATGGAAAACAACAAGTTCTAAAAAAGTTTCATTACTTGAAAAATTAGAACTAGCTAAAGATTATTTAAAAAATTTAAAAAAAACAAATCCAGAATACTTTTTAACATTCTCAATGAATGGTGATCTTAATAAACAAGGTTATGAACTTAAAAAAAGTTTTATTGATATTATTAAAAAAGCTGGTTATATTAATGTTCAAGAAATTTGTACATTACAAAATATTACTGATAGCATTTTAAATTAAAAATTAATAAACAGGTGTTCCATAACCTTCCGGGAATTCATTAATAATTTTTGTTTTTATGTTTTCATTTTCTAATTTATTATTAAATTCATCATATTTTATATTTTTATTAAAAATATAAAACAGTATAATAAAATTAATTATAGTCAATCCATTTAATAATAATTTAATTTCATTATTTATAAAATTTGTTCTTGATAAAAATAAAATTAATATTGTTCTTAAAAATCCTATAATAAACATATTTGTTTTATCATAACTAATACATAATTTATTGTATATATTAAGACTTGGAACAAATAAATCTTGAATATTAAAATTGTAAGTTTCACAGCTCATAATTAATAACATTATAAAAAAAATTGATTAAATTATTATTAATTAATAATAATTTAAACAAAATAACAAACAAATAATAATCAAATAAACATGTATTATAAAGTTTTTATTTTAATTTACTGGTATTTATATTTAGCCTCTCAAACTTATAAAAATATTAAAAACTTTTCTTTTAAAACAAAAAAAGATATATATTTTAATAATCAATTCGCAGCATTAATTCATAGCACTATAACATCTTTATATTATATCTATTATTATTTTAGTTATGGTTTTATGAACAATGAAGGTTTTACAGAGAATGGTAATTTAGTATTATATTTCCACGTTATCTATTATTCTATTGATATTATTAACTGTATTAAATTAAATTATCAAATATATATTTATCATCATATTATATCACTAATTATATTATTTGGATTAAAAATAACCGATAATTATAAATTATTTATATTAGCATTTTTTATAGCAGAAACAACAGGATGTTTAATTAATTTACGTAAAACATGTTTAATGAAATTTAAAAGATTTCCATATTTTTTAAATTTATTTGTTATTATTTATTATTTCTTAATTAGAGGTATTTTAGCATGTTATTATTTAATCTTATTTGTTATAGATTTTTATCGAACATTTAATTATGATCTTAATTCTATTATTAATGTTTTAACTATTCTATTATGTACATTAATCATAATCGTTAGTATGAATTGGTTTAAAATTCTTGTTAAAAACTTTTTAAAATATAATTAATCATTCAATAATTAATTATTCAATAATTAATTATTCAATAATTAATCATTCAATAATTAATTATTCATTAATATAATCTATAATAACAGGTTTAATAATATTTTTTTTATGAGAACAAATAATATCATTTTCAATATTATAAATTAGTTTAATATCTTTTTCATTTAAACAGATTATATCGTAAGAGTCATTAGATTCTGATTTATTTAATTTATTATATTTAAATTTTTTTTTAAAAGAAAAAAGGTTTTTAATTTTTGATAATAATTTCATAATTTAACTAATATATATTATATTAGTTTATAAATAATTTAATTTTTATTATTTTTAAAAATAATAAAAAATAAAATAAAAACGCTTAATTGCTGTATGCGAGACCACCCATACCACTCATAATACGGAGCACATTGTATGATAGAGCGAAAATGTATAGTTGGGTATCAACTTGGAGATAAGGAAGATCAGCACTCCAGGTATCAGTAACACGAGATCGAGATTGATCTGCGAAAGTGAGGTTAAGCTGTGTGTTATCAATACGGGAAAGATTGGCTGTTCCACTTGGTTGATGTTGTTCGGGGTGCATAGCGAAAGAATACACGTTAATACCATCAGCAGGTGTGTTGGTGTGATGTTGGTCGGGTTGGACATAGTTGAAGTATGCACCTTCGCGAGCATCAAAGCGATCGTGACCATTGAGTTGGATTAGTGCAGTTGCAACTGGGTTATATTGTCCATCGACAAGGAGACCATAGTTGGACCAGGCATAAACTGCAACATCAGTTGTTTTTGCACTTTCAGGGCGTGTATCACGAACGAGAGTTCCGAAATCAACAGGTAGTGAAACATCACGAGCATGAAGACCATGACTGACATTGAACACTTGGCATTGGATAGAAGGATTTCCTGATTCGTCTTCTGTGACAGTAACTTTGACAGTTGCTGCTTTGATTTTGTCGAATAGAGAAGTTCCTGCGGCTGCAGAGTTAGTTCCTGCACCAACAACAACATCATAATCTTTGACGTAACGGATATCAGGTGATCCACTGTAAGTTTGGTCATCAACATCAACAACAAGTGTATCGATGATATCACCATCTTGAGAGACAACAACTGAATCAGTTCCTGCTGGTGCTGCGCCGAGCACGAAACGAGAACAAATTAGGTTCTTGGCTGCTTCATCGAGAGCACTGTCCCAGTTGGAAGTTCCATCAGCGTTGGTTTCGTGTGTGTAAGCGAGGAAAGAACGTCCTTGAACGTAATGTCCAGCACGAGAAGCCCAGATTAGTTCTTTGGTAGGATGGTTAAATCCAAGTCGGAATTTGGCATTTTTCTGGTCAACAGATTCAGTTCCTGTAAATTGAAGTTGTTCAATTAGGTATTCGTGACCAACTTGTGCGAAACGACGACGCTCTTCTGAGTCAAGATACACGTAATCCACGAGGATTGATGCATTTTGCATACGAAGTTTAGAAGATTGGCTGGTTCCAACATGATCTTGGACAACAAGAACATTTGCTGGGGTAAACTCGAAGTGTAGGCGAACTTCGTGATATTGGAGTGCAATAAGAGGAAGTGCGAGACCGTTGTTTCGGTTAAACCAGAATTGGAGAGGAATAAATAGTGTGGTTTCAGGTTTGGCACGAGTGCTTAGTTCAGTTAGTTCAGGAACATCACCAATCATTTGGCTGTATCCACGTTCTTTATCACCAACTGGACGAGCAAGTTCATACCAGACATCCATCCATGTGCCGTAATGTTTATCAATACGAGAACCTCCAAGTTCAACTTCGACGTTATCAATTAGATGATGACCCACACGACGGACGACCGCTGCACGGACACCTTCGTCTGGTTGCCATCCTGCGAGGACAACACGGAGATACACTTTAGTGACAAGATCACCGTTTCGTGTAATAGTCACCATTGATTTACGTCCAAAGTCGGGGTTTCCGTTAAGAGTATGTTCGACACATTCAAGAGAGAAGTTAGTATGACGACGATACACTACTTTGAAGAAAGTAATTTGAGGATTTCCTGTAAGATAAACATCTTGAGCACCATAAGCTACGAGTTGCATAAGACCGCCACCCATTTTATATTATATAATATCGTAAAAGAAAAAAATTTTAGAAATTTTATTATATTTTTTATTAATTTTTACTTTTAATTTTCTTATAATATTTTTTATATTACTATAATCGATTTTTTAGTGAGTTATTTAGTATATTACTTTTTTTTAGATTAAATAACAATATTATGCGTTTAATAATGTATCTTAATAAAGTATTTTTACTTAAAGTTTTTTAACGTTTATTTAATTAAAAATGTTAAAAACAAAACCTAAAAAAGAAAGAAATCACTCTTCTATTGAAACTGTTGATACTACACATAAAAAATTTATTTTAAAATTTAAAAAGAGAAAAGAAGATTTATCTAAAACTAAAGATAAATTAAAAAAATTCGAAAAAAAGTTAATTGATATTAATAATATGAAAAAAGATTTATATACACATGATATTATTTCAAAAAGAGCTCAATTAAAAGTAGATATAGAATTTTATAAAAAAGAAATATATGATATAGAAAATAATATATCTGAATTGAATTATTATAGTAATACTGAAGATCTATTAAGCGAATATTATAATATCGTTGAAGATGAAAAAATTATTAATCATGATAATAATCAAGAAGTTAAATTATATGATATTTCTGAAAGATGTATTAAAGAAAATGAATTACATGATTTAGATAAATTAAATTTAGAAAATAAAAAAAATAATAAAAAAAAAATTAAAAAACAATCAAAAACACGTTATAAAAAAACTATTCAATTACAAAATAAACGTAAAAATTTCTCTATTCAAGATTTCTTCTCATCAAATACTAAAACATCAACTAAAAATTCTAAAAAAGCTACTATTTTAGATAAATTTTTAACTATTGTTGATAATAATTATAATACCGTAAAATATAATTCTAAAAAAGATATTATTAAATGTAAAACTTGTAATAGTGAAAAAAAACCTATTGCGAGTGATGGCTTTTGTGTATGTTTAAATTGTGGAGAATGCGAACCTATTATTATTGAAAGTGATAAACCAAATTATAAAGACCCAATTCCTGAAAAATCAGGTTATCCTTATAAAAGACAAAACCATTTTCAAGAATTAATATCAAGATTTCAAGCAAAAGAATCAACAGAAATACCAAAAGAAGTTTTTGATAAAATTATCATTGAATTAAAAAAACAAAAAATTTATGATCGTTCAACTATTAATTTAGCTAAAATGAAAGAAATTTTAAAAAAATTATCATTGAATAATTATTATGAACATATTCCACATATTATTTCTAAATTAACAGGTATCCCTCCGCCTACTATTTCAAGAGAAACAGAAAGCACATTAAAAATTATGTTCAAAGATATTCAAAAACCTTTTGAAAAACATTGTCCAAAAGATAGAGTTAATTTTTTATCTTATTCTTATGTTTTACATAAATTTTGCCAATTATTAGAATTAGATCATTTATTAGAACATTTTCCTTTACTTAAAAATAGAGATAAATTAAGACAACAAGATAATATTTGGAAAAATATTTGTGCGGATCTACGATGGGAATATATATCTTCAGTTTAATTTTTAATATTAATTATTTAATTATTATTAAAATTTATTTTTTATTAATTATATCTATATCAATATACAACTAATTTAATATCTGTATTTAATAAAAAATCATCAACTAATTTTTTATTTTTATTATAATTTAGTTTTTTTAATATTATTTTTTTTATATCTTGTTTTAATACTACATCTGTATGTATTTGAACTTCGATATATTTTGAATATTTTGAATATTTAATTTTTTTTTGACAAATACAATTAATTAATTCTAATAGTAATTCATCATTTATATTATATAATAAAGAATATGGATATTTATAATTTCCTAAATGTGATATATTATATTCTGAATTTCCATTTATAAAAGTAGCAAATTTTTGCATATAATTTTTTAATACTAATACATTTTCACCATAATTTTTTGTACAGTTTTGTGTTAACATCTCATTTAATATATTTAATCCTCCATATTTAATACGTTTATTATTTTTAGCATTTGTATAACAATTATTAAAAAGTGCATTCTCTTTTTTATTTCTATAATTTCTATAAGTTTCATCACGTGTATTTAATAATTCAAAACAACTTTTATATTTATCAGAATTAAATATATTCAAAGTTCTAAAATTTATTGTTATTTCAGTATTATTTTTAATCCACTTTTTTAATCCTAATATTATTTGTTCAATTTCACTATTTAATAATTCTGGTTTGATTTTATTTATTTTATTAAATAATAATATCTTACTCTCTTTTGAAAATATTTTACATTTCTTATTCGCATATGATAAAGCATCCTTTTGTGTATCTGATAGATTTGTAATATGATATTCCATATTAGTTATTTATTCTAAGTTTATTTATTTACTATTATTTTTTCTATCAATTTTTTTATTTTAAACAAATTATGAATTTATTCAAACAAATTATGAATTTATTCAAACAAATTATGAATTTATTCAAACAAATTATGAATTTGTTGGGCTCGATGTAATGTTAAATGATTATTTATTACTAATTGTTGTCCTTCATAACGAATTTGATCAATTAGTTTTTTATTATTTGGATTTAGTATAAATTTTATAATTTCTTTTGTATTATCATAATTAGAATCATCATAAACTAACATATTTTTATTATTTTCAAATCCATAATTTTTTAATTTATTTTCACATGATAAATTTATTAATAGTAATGATCCTGTCGCACATATTTCAAAAACTTTATTAATTATAATATGATTATCTTTAATAATACCTGATGAAGTAGCTGAACAAATATATTCATTTAAGAATTTATAATAATTATCATGAACAACTGTATTTTGTTTTTGTTTAATTTTTTTATTATTAAAATATCGTGGATGATTTAAAATAACAATATTTTGTGAATTTGTTTTTTTCTTAATACGACTAATTAAAAATCGTCCATAATATATTTTTTCTTTTATACTTCCTGTTAATGTAATCTTATTGATTGGATTTTTATTTAATTCAATAATAGAATTTACGGGTGTTCCATTTGGTATTTCATAATGTTTTGATATAAATTGAGGATAAAAACTATTAAATGTTTCGCGATCAACAGTTGATAATATTTTATTAATTTTTGAAAATTTCCAACTTTTTCTTCTCAAACTATGAATATCATCTATAAATATTGATAAATTTGAATAATTAATAAATGTATCTTGGAAACTATATTTTAAATTATTATAATGTATATATAATATGTTATTATAAGGTTCTTTAATTATTTCATTTATTGGTATATTTCTTTTTATTTCATAATGTGAAATATCTATTTCAATCCAGTTATGTTGTTGAACTAAAAATAATATATATTCTCTCCATTTATTTGACCAAAGTGGAAGATGTTTTTTAAAATGTATTAAATAATTCATTTATATAAATTAATATAGTTTTTTTATTTAGTATTATTATAAATAATATGAAAGTTAGTTTAACACAAAATGGATCAAAATTCATCATTGAATTTATAACTATTTTTTTAGCTATTAATTTTATTCCACAACAAAAATTTACTCCAGTGCAACTTATTATGGTTGCTATTTTATGTAGTACTCTTTTTTTACTATTAGATGTTTATTATCCACCTAAATAAATATACTTAAACATATTTTATTAATTAAAATTATAAAATATTTAATGACCGATTCTACTCAAACTCAAAGTTCTACAAATGAAAAATATATTGATTATTTAACTGAAGATGATCCAGTTCCAAATCAAAAATTTTGTTGTGTTTCATTTCTTTCTCCAGAAAGTATAAAAAATTGTTCAATGCGAGCTCTTAAAATTAGAGGTGTTTTTGATTCTAAAGAAGAAGCTGATGATAGAGCTAAATTTTTACAAAAAGTTGATCCCGATTATGATGTTTTTGTTGGTGAAGTTGGAAAATGGCTTCCTTTTGCTCCTGAAGCAAACTCAAAAGAAGCTGGTGATATTGTATATGCTGAACAACAACTAAATGAACTTGCAAAAGGTCATGTAGAAAATCTTAAACATAAGAAAATTGTTGAAGCTGAACGAAAACGTGAAATGCTTGAAAAAAATAATCTTAAAGAAGTTTCACAAACCCAAGAACGACTTCGTAAAAAACTAGAAGAACGTAATAAAAATGCTGTTCAAACTGATATTGAACAAGAAATTAAACAAGATGAACAAAATCAAACTAATGATATGAATGCTCGTCTTAATGAAATAAAAGAACTTTATTCAAAGATTAAACAATAAACAATAAATAAAATACAAAAATTAAATAATATATTAATATATATTATTTAATGCAAAAACTAATATTAGGTTTATTATTTATAGGTATTATACTAATAACTATTTCACTAACAAAAGAATTTAATAAATGCTCTCAAAAAGAAATTATATATAGATATATACCACAAACATTAGATGAAGAAATGGAAAATCCAAATTTTGTTACTGATATTTTTTATAAAATGTTTAGTGAACCTTCTCCTTGGTTAGGATCAATACAAAATTATGATAGAAAGAAAGCTGAACAAATTAATAAATATTTTATCTCTCAAATTTAATAATTTTTACATAAATTATTATAAGTTTTAATAAATTTATTAAATAAATATTTAATAAATTTTTAATAATTATTGTTTAATAATATTAAAATTAGTTTTATTTTGTTTTTGTTTAGTTATCATAACATCCATACCCAAACCTTTTCTATTTTTTTTTCTATAATCTGGATCATAATTATTTTTATGATAATCTTCAAATTGTTCACAAGTAAAATTTTCAGGTTCTATTTCATCTGTTCCTGCTTTATACCATAATACTTTATCAAAGAAATCATTACGAACACCTCTATTAACTAAAACCATACAACCATAATCTTTTGTTAATTCTGTAAATGTTTTAGAGAATGATTCTTTAGTTGGAAAAATACCAGCATAATTATCATAAATTCGTGTAACATTTTTAAAATTATCATCAGCTAAAATAAATACATAATCAAAATTTCCTCTCATTAGAGGACCAACACCTAAGGGATCTTGTAATGTAATCATATACGTAATTCCATAATGACGTCCATTTAATAATAATTCTTGTAAATTTTCGTCTTTTTTCCATTCAGCAGCTTTACCTAAACAATCATCCATTAATAATACACAACGATGATCTACTTTTTTCCCATATTTCTTTTTTTCCATACGTTTATTTTTAATTTCTTCTTGTCTATATAATAAATTTTCGGTTATAATAGGTTTATATTTAGAATGAATAAATGTATCTGGAAATTTTTGACCATAAAATTTATTTAATTTATCGGTTGGTGATATAATTATACCTGCGGGAACTTTTGCTTTTTCTAAAAAATATTTTAATAAATAACGACATAATATTGTTTTACCACTACCACGTTTTGCAATTATTGCTATTGATGGATTTTCACAAAAATCTTCTAATTTAAATTCTTTTATTGGTAGTGCTTTATTTTCTAAATTTATTTTTTTTACCATTGTTTATTATATTATTAATCAATATATTTATTTTAAAAAATACATATATTAATTCTCTATTTGATAACTAAATACTTATATTTATAATAATTCTCTAAAACTACAATTATTATCATCAGATAAAACAAAAATATAATCATAAATATTTTTTATAAATTTATTTAATTTTGTAGATTCTTTATAAATTACTAATTGTATAATACCATAATAACGACCTTTTGTTATTATTTCATTTTTTATAATATTATTTTTAATATTAAATTGACATTAAATCCATAAATACATCATAATTTGGAATTTTTATTTTATTATTCGAATTAGAATTTAAATTAGATTTTAAATTAGATTTTAAATTAGATTTTACTATATTTATTTGTGGTGTATTATTAGTTGTTATACTATCTTCTGATAAAAATTTCATTTTTGATTTATTGATTGTATTTATTTTATTATCTATTTTTTTATCTGGTGATTTAAAATATAATGATGACAAAAACCATACAATACAACCTAAAGCACATGGTATATAATATTGATTTTTTTCATTATTATAATAATAATATAAATATGTAACTATACCTCCAAATATACCTAAAAATATTGGATTTTTGATTATATTCATAATTTATATAAATTACTAATATAATTATTATTTATTTTATACTTATTATATTTCTATATTTGTATTTATATTTAAATTTGTATTTAAAATTGTGAATGTGTGGGATTTTCTAATAAATTATCAAAATCTATTTTTTGTTGATCTTTTTTTGTTTTAATAGCTGGTGGTCGTGATAGTATTGAATCGTGTTTTAATAATTCATCAAAATCTATATCTTCTTTCGCAGATAAATTATCAACTTCTTTTTTCATAGGTAAATGTTGAATATTTGCATGTTTAACATTTTCATGTTCTATATCATCGATTTCTTTTTTCATAGGTAAATGTTGAACATCATTTAATGGTTCTATTTTTTGTTTATATTGTTCTGTAAATGAATCTTCTGCGAATAATTTTTTCATATTATTTAAATCTGTTTGTATATTTTGAACTTCTTCTAAACTTTGTGAAAGACTATCTTCATCTTGACTACTATCTTCATTGCGGCTGCTATCTTCAT